ATGAACTTTGATTATATCCAGATCCGTTCTCTATTATAATCGGGGATGTAATACTACCAGATATTACTGTAACTTCAAGTATCCCACCTTGTCCGTCGTTACCATCAAACCCCCCAACATTAAGAACATATACACCATCCGTCCACCCATATGATGGATATATAACAACAACTTCATATAACGACCCCAATTGTCCAAGAACAAATTCAAATCTAGGATATTCAATAATAATGTTAGAGGGGTTAAATCGAAGTTCGTTAATAAATTCGGAAATATCTGAAGAAGATCTTGACCCAAATGTATCAATTTCATTATATAATGGAACAGTAGTTGTATTTACTTGATTAGAAAGTAGTGGTATGCCATTTGCATCAATAGGTATAAAAAAAGAATTTAAATCTGGATTAATATATACTGAAATATCATCTACTTTTTGTAAAAAACTTTTATCGTTATAATATGAAGGTTCATAATGTGATAAATTGAATTGAGAAACTACACCATTTCCGACAAAATTATCAGAAGAATATGTTACCGTAGAACTTTCACGATTTCTTAAATTTAATTTATTTCTACGAGTATTACTTTCATTCGTTTCATCTATACTATTATTAATAGTAATAACTGTTGGCATATCAAATGCCATTTCTTTAATATAATATTGGCCAAATAAATGAGAAACATTATCTATATCAGAATCTTGTAATAATCCAGCAGAAACCCCTAATGGATTATTATCTTGTGCCATCCACTCATAATATAATTCTAAAAATTCAATATATGTGTTATACTCTCCATCCGTCTCACGCATCCAACTTGGAATTTGTTCCGATATGTCATCTGTCAACCATTTTAATTTAGAAGTGTTCATAATATTAAATTATATTTACTGATCTTACTGAAGAATTTTCAGAATTATAAAATAAATCATTATCCATTATATCTATAGATATATTAGTTTGGTCTATATATAATATTTGATTTCCCCTCGGATATATATCATCCGATGACAAAGAACATGTAACCGATATATCAGTATAATAATCACTTTCTAATATAATAACATTATCAATACGTACTAATCCTTTATTATAATCACATATGCCTTTTAAATATGTATTAACTATAAATTCACCTTCTATTTCGCCCTTTCTATGAAATAACAAATGCCCATCATGGTCTTTATCATCAACAAAATGCCACAAAAATTCAGAATCTGGTATTCTGAATTCAGAAGAACGTACCGTACCTTTCTTTATTTTATTAGAAAAGTTAAAAATATAAGTATATGGCTTACCATGTCCAGGGATGTCTTCATTAACCCTAAGAACAACATCCGTTAAATTATTTTCAATAGAGTGATGTGTATTATCTATCATTGCAAGAAACTTAGAATATCTAAAATAGTCACCAAAACTATTTAAATCTTCTTTAGAAAATCTAACAACTTCATCATAAACCATATTTTTAATATCATCAGAAGAACGAGTTGTTTGATCCGAATTGTACTTAATCATAATTTTAATGCCCAATTTGATATATTTTGGACTAACAATAATAGGAGAAATACCAAGCATTGAATGATTACGTTTTAAATCGTATTCTATATTACTGCGTTCCACTTCTGATATATAATCACCAAACTTAGGTCTTATTGATATAAATATACTTCCATATTTGGGTGGTATGTTATCTTCCCCGCCCCATACATTTAAAGATTCGACCAATGGATATACTTCTTTAATAATAATTTTATAATCCTCTAATGTGACTGCTCGTTTTTGTGAAGAAAATGCTCTTGGTGCAGCATGTCTTATTTGCTCTACAGTTTCTCTATCACCACCGCCAAATGTTTTAGAATTTATAAGAATTGATGGTTCATCAATACCTAAAAATGAAGTATCAACTATATTGTATAACGGACTATCTATGTCATTATCAAATATAATACCTTGCCCTACCCCATTAGCTGCAGATCCAACGCAATCTAAATATTCAACTTTAATCAGGTCATTAGATGACAATTTTCTACCAAACACACCATCACCAAAATATATTTCATATTGTTCATTAATACTCTCTTGTAAGAAAAAAACCAAACTATCTTTATCTAACTTCATATTATCACGTTCTAAATAATACTCTGATATATTATCACTTTCCATATCAGAATATGTAACAAAAACACGAATGGTGTCTGTATCTATACCACTATTAGTCAACATAAATTTTTGATTTAGATCCGACTCATCATAATAAAAATATTCCTCTATTATATTGCCTTGTAATAATATAAAATCATCTAATCTAAACACATCATACTTACGCCCTTCAACACCACCAATAATATTCGAATGTGTGCGTACAGCATATCCTTCTTTTTCAGGATAAAAACTCCATGGAACCCCATCTTTACGATTTAATTTGAATTTAGCAGATCTAGTGATGGGTAAAAATCTAGTAGGTAATGTCTCAGAATCCGACCTTATTTCAACTATGGCAATAAGATTAACAGAAACTTTAGCACATGTATTAGATTTTGGTATATATCCTAATAATTTACACTTGGATATGACATTTTCACGTATTTGTGCAGTATCTAAAAACATCTCAGATGCTATCATATTTAAATAATATGCATGATGATGTGTATTATATGCTAAAATGTCTATTAATGAGTTTAATCCAGAACCTTCAAAATCATAACTATTAAAAGTTTTATTCGTTGGGTGATTTTTCATATAATTAATTATACTAGATTTTATTTCTTTAAAATCTAATTCTGCAACTTTTATATTCTTTTCCATATTTATCTTACTCTATATAATGAAATTGATGTTGATAAAATTTCGTCACTATTTGATGTTAGGGTTTTATATTGAAAAGTGATTTCCAACCCACCGTTAACATCATTGTCGGATTCTTCTAATGATATATCAATTATACTAACTCTCGATTCAAACACATTTAACTTTGTCCTAATGTTCTCTAGACTTTGTTCTATTTGTATTTTGTCGCTTAGATTCTCAAACAACAATGCACCTATATTTGTACCAAATCCCACATTAAACACACGTTCAGAATTTTTAGTTAATAAGATATTCTTTATAGTTTGAGACATTATATCTTTACCATACAATATATTTATATCGCCAACAGTATTTAATCCATTATGTTCTGTGTTTTTTGAAAAAGTTAAATCGAAATCTTTCCAAAAATCTTCCTTTTTATTTACAATTGTAGTATTATATGACATATCTTTAATTTAAATTTATTTTTGGAGCATGTAACACAATACTCTCATTACTAATATTTATATATTTCCCACTAACATCCGAATCCCAAACTCCCTTAACTTTAATATTACAATCACCAGAAACCACTAGATTAATATTACCTTCTATATGCATGTTCTTATCCCCTTTAATAATCTCATAATCGTCCCCAATTATTTTTGTAACCCTATCCCCATTTGGGTGATATTCTTCAAACGATCCACTTTTATGATAAGTATGTATACGTTCTCCACCAGGAGTATCATCAAATTCTTGATGATGTCCAGATTCAGTACTAATAACTTTATTATATGGATATATTGTCTTATATTTAGTTATAGGTTCTTTAAACAATGCATTAGAAACAACAGAATCAATCTTATCTTTAACAATAGTATCAGAAGTTTTATCCCCCCTAGACAATCTATTAACATCTGACTCACCAACAACAGAATTATGTATCGAAGTTTCGTTCAAAGATGGATATTTATTACCAGTATCACCAAATTTAACTGTCGTGATATCTGGTGATTTAGGTATACCAGGAATTGTACCAAAAAGAACCGGTTCCTGATTACCTATGCTGTCAATAAAAAATCCCACAACCCACGCACCAACTAATATTCCAGTGGGCGATATACCAACACCAGCAATAGATGCTGAGGTAATTGGCATGATTGGTGATGCCCATGGTAATGCATCTGTTGGTAAAATAGAAGAATCGTGAGTATGTGCCGCCAATATACGAACTCTACATCTACCTATTTTTAATGGGTCATTAATATCTTCTACAACACCATAAAACCAAATAAATTTATCCTTTCCTAAATATTCCAATATTTAACTCCTTAATTTAGGGAATGTTACAGCAGTACGATCTTTTACTGCCGTTATCTTCATATAATATCCCATACTACTTATCTTGTGAGTTAACTTTATAATTAACCACTTTCCATAATATGACGGATTAGCATACGATTCCTTACTAGTAGTTTCTTTAAAAAGTGGTAAATCTATACCTATGACATCACCAACTGCGATATTAGTATCACCAAATACAGACAATTCTATTTTAAAATTATCAAATAATTGCAACCCATATTCTCTAGATAATATATTCTCTGATTTATTATAACTATTATATTTATTGTGTGGGGTATATGATATTATTTCGGGGTTATGATGTAATCCCTTAGATTTTGATATGTTGGATTTATCAAGTAAAGGGTTATTTGCTAATTCACCATCACGACTTCCAATATATTGTTCTGAATTTTTCCAATACGAATGTATGGATTTAGTAACTTGTCTAGACAATATATCACAACTAATATTAGTAGAATTGTACATACCCCCCATAATATTACCCAACACATCAAAATTAGATATTATTTTCCATGTATCTATTGCAGTAATACTCGTCATAAGATTTGTAGGGTCTATCTCTTTTATATTATATTCACCTTTTTTTTCCGGATAAAACAATTCTTCTATTGGTTTAAATACATAATTCCTATTATTCTCAAAAAATACATAAGCAGTGGACCCACTCTTATATGCCAATGTAGACAACCAACGTATTGCCGCAAATGGTGCAATATTGGGAATTATTAGTTCTTGTTTATCATCACTTTTGCTTATGATTAAAGGCTTACTTGCATTAAATTCTTCAAATATTTTTAATGCAATAGACGCCGCATCATTACTAAAATATCTAGATATTTTATATTCATAATTTTTTACAAGATCCGATGTAACTAAACTTAATTTATAATTCAACTGATGTCTGGTAGTTTCCACCTCTGATATCATATACACCCATAATTCTAAATATATATATCTATTAGAAAACGCACTTTTGTATTTAATAATAACACGTTCTTGTCCAATAATTGGTAAATTTGATATAATTTCCTCAGTATCATTTATATATAAATCAACAGAAATACTAGACATCATCATATCTTCTGAAATTATAAGTTGTTCAAATGATTTACTAAGATCCAAAACATTACCATTATGAGAAGTTATTTGTAATAACTCTATCGTATGATCTCCTAATGATTTAGGTATGGATGATACTCCAACAGTCTTTGAACTCATAATTCAACCATTCTTTTAAATTCAGATAAAAAGTCAGGAATTATATTTTGTTTTAAAATTCGTATATTGCGCCTTTCTTCATTATTTGAAAGTTCATAGTCGTATTTAGTAATCAGTTTAAATGAATTCCTTTCATTAAAACTTAACTTTTCATATGTAGTCGGTGATATTTTATAATCTTCATCAATAATAGTCTCAATATTATTATACTCATCAATAACATCCCTGCTTGTTAACTTAACATAACAATGTGGTATTATCATAGAATATCTAAGACTGCCATAATCACGTATAATTTTTTTATTAAAACTTCTCTCATTTAACGGCCAATCATCATATCTATTAATCATATTATTAAACAATAATATGATCCAATAATAATTAGAATCACCATAGTATTTCTCTGCTATAATTTCTGGGCTATCTTGATCACGAACATACCACAATTCCCATGTATACGGATTATCAATGTATGACTGCGGGACTTTAACTTTTATAAATAAATTCTTAACCTTTCTAGGAATATTATCATAATTAATATACACAGAATCAACTTTGTTATAAGTTGATTCTGTACCTGAAACAAGTTCTTGTTTTTTTAAATTTGGAATATAATTAAACATAATTGATTACTCTCTATAATATTACACACTACCTTATGAAAATTAAATACCGTATTTACCAATCTCTGAAACTTTATCAGAACTCTGTTGACGAGTTTCTGTAAAGGATAAATGTAATGACATCTGTGTTGGTGTGCTTTCTTCACCAGATACATTAAATCTACCTTCTGAACCGTAACCAACTCGGCAATTAGTTAAAACCCAGTAACTGTCAAATACAGCAGTACAACCTCTCATCATGATTTTATAATATCCAGGCAATACCCACTGAGTCTCCCCAGATCCGTGTTTCTTTGGAAGCATATTTTTTCTAAAACTATAAATTATATTGACAACGTTTTCATATTCATCGGCGGTCTTTGGAACAAAATTGAAGTTAACCTGAAACGTTCTGAATCCAATTCCATTAAACATAACTGATCTGTTATTCTTTTTAGCCAATCCTCTTGCCGCCAAGATATCTTTACCAACACCCTCTTGAAATGTGTCACCGGCAGATTTTATAACAGAACTGAATGTATCAGACCATGCGAAGTTATCGTCGCCTGTGTTAGTATTTGCTGCCCAGTTTCTTATAACACTTCCGTCCTCGCTCGCCCATTGCGCCTCATTACCCATTTCAAATCCCTCTGGCACATATAATGCTATATTTCCACCCAATGAATCCGCGCTTCGTGATCCAGTACCACCAAGTGCGTCCTGAAGCTTCTTCTCTATGAATTGGCCAATATTACTACCACCACCCTTCGCAACCGAATATGCCGCACTTGCCGCACTATTAGCTAATCCGGAAACAGGAACAGCTGATGACAGAATTTTTGAAACACCCTCTAGAAGACTATCACTTACCGAGTCGTTAACGACATTTTGTACCTCCTGTTTAACAATCTTTCTATAGTCATCTGTCATAAATCCAGTAGCGTTTTCACCACCATAAAGAGGTTTAAATACCAAATATGGAGCTTTGCTATTTTGAATCCCGACTGGGTATTCATGAGTCTTTCCTGTTCCTCCTTGTTCACGCAATGGCGTATTTATTATATTCCATATACTTTTTGTTGCTGCAGCAACCAGATCCTGTCTCTCAGCGTGAACGTTAACGTGCTGGGTTATTGTTTTTTGACCCTGACCGTTATCACCACCCTGACCGTTATCACCCGGCGGACTATTCTGTCTCCCACCAGAAAGTCCGGATCCACCCCCGCCCGCCGTTCCTTTATCTGCAGCTTTGGCTTTGTCAGTCGAACCACCCTGATTTTGATGAAGTATTCCCCCATCTGGGGCCAGCTTGACCTTCCCGCCGGCGGGACCTAGCGTTTGTTTGTCTATTATGACATCAGGTGGTTCCTTAGTTGGAAATTGCATTAATGAAGGTCCATCATTAATCAAATCTTTACCACTACCCCTTGTAGACTCATTAATTCCCATCGTCAATGCCATCTCCAACAGTTGCTCTCTTGTCAAACCGGTTGCTTTTTGAAATGCATCAAAATAACCTTCTTCTGCGGCATCCTCCATATCGTCGCCGTAATTGGATTGTTTGATATCAAATAAGTTACCTCTGGCCAAATCACCATTATCGTCATATCTCCAAAGATCTTGTAATACTAACGCAATTTCATCCACATCTATACCACCATCTTCAGGGTCGCCTTCTCTGTTCAATAGTTCTGGAAACATGTCAAATAAATCTTCTGCTCGAATGGGGTCATCAATAATAATGGTCGTATCGTCATCTTCAAATTTGCCGCCGGAATAATAATCAGGATTGCCAACGCCACCACCACCAGATCCGTAAACTGCATAGTCATCCTGAGATTCAGTGTAGTCATCCGATGCCGATTCTCCCGGTGGTAAAGAGTCTTCATACTCTTTAATTACACCATAGTCTGAAGCCATTTTTGTAAATGCGGATTTATCAATCCCCGTATCGGATTGAAAATCAGACCAACTCCAAGAACCATTAGGACCAACTACTGCATCGATCCCCTGAGTAGATATTGCGCCGATGTAGTATTCAAGCATTTCTATATTGATGTCGCCAATTTCCCATGCATCGTCGATATCTTCAAAACCAACCTCATATAATATTTGATCCCTGGACATTCCCATTTAACACCCCTGTCTATCCTAATAAATTTAATTCTTATAAATATATATATTTAGTAATTAAATATAATGAGATTTTATAAAGGCAAATACAAATTAAAAAATAGTAATAAATATATAGGGAACAAAAACAATATTATATACAGGTCATCATGGGAGAAAAGATTCATGAAATATTGTGACTCTAATAATAATATAGTGTCTTGGTCTTCTGAAGAATTATATATTCCCTATGTATCACCAATAGATAACAAATATCATAAATATTACCCAGACTTTTTAATTAAAATTAAAGATAACGCCAACAAATTCAAAATAATTATGATAGAAATAAAACCACACAAAGAAACAATTAAACCTTTACTAGGAAAAAGGAAACGACGAACCACATTTTTAACAGAAATGAGTAAATGGGTAGTTAACTCTTCAAAGTGGCAATACGCACAAAAATATTGTCAAACAAGAAACTGGGAATTTAAAATACTAACAGAAGAACATATATTATGAGCAAAACCAATTTTAAACAATTATTGCAACGGCTGTCATCATCTGGAATAAAAGCAAACACACACAAAGCTAGGGAGTGGTTTAGATCAAAAGTAAGACAATCTGGTATAACTAGAACAACACTGATGTTAGACAAGGAGAGGTTTGCTTCAGCTATTACCGTTGGAAAAATGTATTGTTATTATTACAGTCCTAAACACGCAAAAATATTGCCGTACTACGATGAGTTCCCTTTAATATTTGTTGTAGACATTAACAGGGGGGGGTTCTTAGGGATTAACCTGCATTATGTTTCACCGCGGGATAGGCTGATAATTATGGAATCACTATCAACAATCACAAACAACAAACGTTACGACCGAAGCACAAAACTGGCTCTATCATACAATGTGTTAAAAAAAATATCTAAATATAATATGATAAAACCATGTGTCAAACAATATCTAATCTCACATGTAAGAAGTAATTTAATGAACATAGAAGCTAATGAGTGGGATATAGCGATATTCCTACCAGTGCAAAAATTTAAAAAATCATCTCCATCTAAAATCTGGAATAGACGTGGGTAAACAAACTATGATAAAAGATATAACAATTAATTTTTACAGAGGATAATAATGAATTTAGATACATTCGTACAACGCATAACAAACCCTGTGCAACATACTAAAGCAAACAGATATAAATTGACAATACATTCGATACACAATCCAATTAACCCAGATAGTGTCTCAGCTATGTATATAAAGTCATTTGACCTGCCAGGTGTTTCTATATCAACCACCGAACTAATAGACGGGACTGGACCTATCAGAAAAATACCATATACTACAACATATGAGGATATAACATTTACTGTGATACTTACAGACGTAATCAACCCCCTTACTCTGCGAGAAAGACTCTGGAATCAGATCGATCGCATTTCCCCAAACGACAATATTTTTGGAACGAGGGGTATTTTCAGACCTTTGCAGTATTATGAGGATGTAGCAACAGATACATTAACAATTGATACTTTATCAGAATTTGAAGACCGTCTTTTGAACCAGACGGTGTTTTATAAAGCATATCCTATTGCAGTAGGAGCAATATCATATGCATACTCAAATGATGAACCCGCCACCATGGATGTAACTTATGCGTATGAATACTGGAAACCTAAACATGTAGCATTGAATCAGCCATTCGCCAATATGTAACATCGACAAAAAATTAGTGAAACACATTATAAACAATGAAAGGAAAAAAAATTATGAATTTACCAAAAATAGAAACAGCAACATATGAATTGACAGTACCATCATCAAACGAAATTATAAAGTATAGACCCTTTTTAGTAAAAGAAGAAAAAATATTATTAATGACGAAAGAAAGTGAAAATCCAGACGCATTAGAAATTTCAGTTGTAATAAAACAAATTGTTAATAATTGTATACTATCTGATGTAAATATAAATGACCTTGCAACATTTGACTTGGAATATATATTTATAAATTTACGATCCAAATCAGTTGGGAATACCGTTGATTTAATATATGATCATGATTGTCCAAATGATGAAAAAACTAAAAATATACCATTTATCGTAAATTTAGATGATGTTGTCGTAGAAGATATCAAACCAGATAATAGTATTATACAAATAACAGATACAGTATCTATTATTATGAAATATCCAGATTATGATTTAATAAAAGACTTATATTCTAATAATGAAGATAATAACAAAAAAATAGAAGATATAGAAATAGTTATTCGTTCAATGAAATATATTATTGACAATGATACTAAACATCTTGTGACTAATTATTCAACTGAAGAAATCACAGAATTTTTAGAATCGCTCACTTCTAATCAATTTAAAAAAATCTTTTCTTTCTTCGGTACTATGCCGGCAACTTCATATAGAACAGAATTAACATGTGAACATTGTGACTTTACACATGACGCACACTTGACAGGAATAGTTGATTTTTTCGTATAAGTCTATATCATGATACATTATTTGAACATTATAAAACTAATTTCGCATTGATGCAACACCACAACTATTCGTTAACCGAATTGGATAACATGGTACCATTTGAACGAGATATATATATATCTTTATTGTCACAACATATTATAGAAATGGAAAACAAAAAATAATATGATAAATAAAATAATAAAATTGGCAGAAGCTATAGATTCATTAAGAATATTTCCAAGAATATTTATATCTATATATATGATTTTATTATATAAATCAATTATATGGTTTATGAATCTATCAGCACCAACATCAGAACAAGCAGCATTAATATCAGTCATTACTGGTGTTGGTGCTGCTTGGTTTGGTTTATATATTGGGTCAGGAAAAAAATAAAATAATAATAAAAGAGAACTAATATGCCTTCATTAAAATCAACGACTAGTAATATTAAATCATCAAATTTAAATGATGTTATAACTGAAAATACAAAAAATCTGTCATCAAAAGAATCTGAGAAATTATTAAATGAAATTAAACAATCTCTTGATAATACAAATATAAATGATAATAAATCATTAAATCAATTACATACGTCATTATCTGATATATCTAACTATATTAATTCTAATACAAAAATAACAGAAAACGAACATACAATATTAAAAAATATAGTACAACAACAATCTAATATAATAAAAAATGAAACTTCATTAACCACAAGAATATCAAAATCACTTTCAGATAAAACAAATGCCATAGCTGATAGAGGATTTGATTTTGACGCATCTACTATTGGAGTCATGATGCAATCTCCTATGATTGCATGGGTACTTGGAAAAATGCAAAAAGGCGTGGAATCTGGAATTAACAAAGTTAGAAACATAAAACAAGAAAAACAAAGACAAAAAGAAGAATTTGAATCTAGAAGAAATAGATTCAATAATAAACAGGAAACCGAACCAACAGTTGAAGTTGATGCAAACAAAAATAAAATAACTGATTTAGCAAAAACATATTATACATACAAAATGCATGGTATGGTGAAATCCATGACTAACACCAATACTCAAAGAAAACCAGTTAACCCAAACCCATTAGTGGGACCTACATACTCAGATAACAGTTCTCCTACATCTATAGAATCTATAATGGAGAATAAAAGAAGTGCAATTAGAATATATAAAGTATTAAAACATATAGATAAAGATTTACATAAAATATTAAAATGTGTATGTAAGAAATCTAAAAAGAAAAAAATCGTCAATCCAGATGGTGGTTGGGGTATAGACCCCTTTAAGTTATTTTGGGCATGGAAAACTTACAAATGGTTGAGAGACCTTTTTAAAAAACCAGCTGCGGAAAAAGTTAAGAAAAAACCAGACGCGGAAAAAGTTAAGAAAAAACCAGACGCGGAAAAAGTTAAGAAAAAACCAGACGCGGAAAAGACACCGAAAAAACCAGACGCGGAAAAGACACCGAAAAAAATCACGGCAGATAAAATACCATTATCAAAAGTTAAAAAAATACCTAATGTAAAGTTTAGTCCAAAATCTAAAAACTTGTTGGAAAGACTGATACTATCGTTAGAAAAACTATCCAAAGTATGGTTTAACCCACCTGCTAAAAACTTGTTGCCGCATATCAAGGTACAGCCTCCCAAGCTGTTAGAGAAACTGCCACTAAATAATTTTGATGGTCTTGCCACGAGGCTGTTTGGTAAAGACCTTAATGACCTACGTTTGAAAATTAATAACGCAGAAAAAGCAACCGCAGACAATACTAAAACAACCGCAGACAATACTAAAACAACCGCAGACAATACTAAAACAACCGCAGACAATACTAAAACAACCGCAGACAATACTAAAACATCTACAGAAAATACTCAGCAAAAAGGTACAACTACTGATGCAACCGGAAAACCCTCAGCTGTAAAAACACAACATATATCCGATATCCTTAAAATGCGAAACCAACCTAACCAGGGTAAAACTGGCGCCCAAGTAGCGGAGGATAATTGGGCCAAAACAAAAATGTCAGGTTCAGATATGTTTATTTCACGATTTTTACAATTTTTAAATTTACCGGTTGATTTACAACAGCTGTTAACAGATATAGAACGCAAACAGTGGATTGCGGCGGCAGCGGAAGCTACTGGGATCCAACTGGGTTTTTTTGGTAAAACTCCACTAAAACAAGGCACTGGAATTGCGACAGATCTAGCAGCGAGATATTTTCGAAACCCGGTGCCAGACGAAAGTGGTAAGTACTCGATGGGTCTAGATGATGATAAGCTAAAAAGAGAATTTAAAACTGCATTCTGGGCTTACGCTGATTGGTGGTGGGCAGATGTAGGCAAATTTGAACTCGGTGAATATGACAAGGAGGGCAATCGAATACTATTTTCAGGCAGAGGTGCATCAGACGTTTTTGATTGGATAAGGATGACAGTTACGGATCCAGTGTTTGATGCAATCGGTGGCCTCTTTGACTTCAGCTATTGGGATAGTTTGAAGAAGGCACTAACGGGTGAGTTGCATTTAGGCGACCCCGCAGCAAATACTAATTACAAATCAGTTGCAAAAACAACCGACGCTTATCTTGCCACATCGGATGTAGGTGGTTTATACAAAATGTTTCCGTCGTTGCAAATAGACCCCGATCAGTCACAATATAGTACACCCTTCGACAACACAGGGATAGAACGCGCTTGGAATGATAGGATCTCTAATAGAACCTACAATAGAGGTGATAATCCTCAGTGGCGAAGTGGAACTAAATATGAATGGAGCGACTTCAACCCTCTTGATTGGTTTATTTCCGATGCGGCTGCTGGATCAGATATACCAGGTTCTGCCCTCTTCCGACAATCAGAAACTGACCAGGTATCAATAGCATTAGCTGAAAATAAACATTTATATGAGACGATAAAGGATGACAGGGACATATTACGCCAATCAATCGATCAAGGTTCCACATCGCAGCTTAAGACATCGGATAAAATGGATCAACTACTGGCACTCTATGAAAAGAAGGAAACAGACGTAAATATTGAAGTAGAGGAACAGAATCGGATTACAGAGGCAGAAAACTTAAAAATCAACCAAGAGGGTCAATCAAACATACATGAACTATATAACAATTTATTAACAAATACCGAAACAACATTCGAAAATATAGGCGTTTCTTTAGAAGATACCGTAGAATATATAAGTAGTTCTTTAGAAAATACCT